AACAAGTTTTAGGAGAAACTAAGAAATGGAATGTCCAATTACAATGGGGCCTTCCAATTGAAGACCATGTTATGGGCAAAATAGTTAATCAATATGTTAATAACATAAATTTACCAAATCCTATTAAGGCTTTTGAGGATTTATTCCTCATGGTTCCGAAAATTGTTTTTGCAGAAACTTATTCTGCAATGTTGGAATCCATAATCATCTATGTTAAATTGAGAATAGGAGATAAATCTTTTATAGAAATTTCCTCAGATCTCATAAAAAATATATATACTTTTTTCCATGAAGGAATACAATCTGATGATGAATCAGGTTTTCAGAAATGGATTAATCAAGTTAGAGAAATTTTTGACAATTTCGAAAACGTTCGAGAAACTAAAATGTATAAAAAACTTTATAAAATTTTAATGTATGTTATGTCCTTAACATTATTTCGTGATGCAGGACGTACACTTAATTTAGAACTTTTTGAGATTCTTCATCGTGAAGCTATTAAGAAGGGTTATGCTCTTGGAGCATCATTTGCCTATACTTTATTGGATACACTTTCTTTTTTATTAGAACGTGGATATCAATGTTGGCAAACTGGATCTCTTGACCCTTTATTTCATTCAGGTAAAACTTACGATGCATGGATTAATAAATCCACTACAGTATTGAAGAATGCAAAATATATAAATCATCCTGAGCCACATGGCATTAATATGTTTTCTTGGTTGGCTGATTTAAATGAATGTATAGATCATGGAGGTGCAATGCAACGTGCCGCAGGCAAAACTGGACACTTTGAAGCTCGTATTATACGAAATATTCTTAGTGATTTAGAAATTTGCAAAGCCGAAATTATAACTCGACGTGCCGCTCAACAAGAACGACCAGCACCTTTTTCTGTTTTATTATTTGGTGGTTCAAGTGTTGCTAAAAGTACATTTACCAAAATTCTATATTATCAGTATGGTAAAATTTTTGGACTCCCTATAGAGAGTGAATTTAAATATACACGCAATCCAGTTGATGAATATTGGGTCAACTTTAATTCGACACAATGGTGTGTTCAACTAGATGATATTGCTTTTATGAACCCTCAATTAGGACAACCTGATCCTTCCGTAATGGAAATGCTTCAGGTGATTAATAATGTTCCTTTTGTTCCCACACAAGCTGATTTAGCAGATAAAGGTCGCACTCCAATGCGGGCTAGATTTGTTATAGCTACTACAAATACTGCACATTTAAATGCATATGCATATTTTGCAAATCCATTGGCAGTTCAAAGACGTTTTCCATACGTTATTACAATTGAACCTAAAGATGAATATGCCAAAGATTGTGTTATGTTGGATGGTAGTAAAGTTCCACCAATTAAAGAGGGTGAATACCCTGATTATTGGAAAATTAAAGTACAACGAGTAGTACCTGTTGGCGAAGATATCGCTAAACAAACTTCACGTTATGAACATGTAGATACATTTGATGACATATATAGTTTTGTCAGATGGTTTTCTCATGTTGCTAAGGAACATACAGGTCTTCAAAATAAGACAATGAATTGTGATGACACTATGTCCAAAATAAATATTTGTGAAGATTGTTATCTTCCAACCTTAAAATGTGAATGTGTTACAATTCAATCCGAAGAAATGATCACACCATGGGTCAAACGAGTTATGGAAAGAAGACAGATTAGAGACGTTGAACAAGAGACAGTTACTTTGTCCTATGGAGAAATAATTTTATCTTTTTTTTTTAGTTTTCTGATAAAATGTTATGAAGAGAACTATCTAAGATGTTCACGATATCTTGTTGGTAAATTCATAGAACTTTCTGTCATCACTTATTTGACCAGAAAATATAAATATTCTGAACCTCTTTTAAATTATGTTAAAACAGTTGGAGATAAAGTTAAATCTTCGCTCACCAATTGTATGACTATAGAGGCTACACGTATGGCCATGCCATATGCAGCTGGTTTGATAGGTATTTCTTTTGCTATGTATGCAACTGTAAACATTAAAAACAAACAAAATAAGATTCGTCGAACTTTTAAAGGTGTTGATGATTCCATAGATAGAAATTGTCATCATAATAAATATGATGGAACATATTCATGTACAGCTTGCACTAATTGTTTGGCTTGTGATAAATATGATGATGTGCAGGGTAACATTTCCGAGACCATTGGGCGTGCTCCTATCGCAATGAATGAAGAAAAAGAGAATGTCTGGTACAAAGATGATTATAAATTATCGCGATTTGATGTATCTTCTGCTACATTATCAAATATGAAATTATCTTTTACAGATATTTGCGAACGTTTTGCTCGCAATTCAATAGCTTTACGAATTAGTGGAGCAAAAGATGGTGAAAATTACACCATGTGTGGTAAAGCCTTTTGTGTGGCTGGTCATATTTGGATTACTAATAACCATTTTTTCTCTACTGATAGTGGTTTCTTTCAAATTGAATTGATCCAAGATATTCAAAAAGATGGAATTACAACAAATATGACAATCAAAATTAGACAAGAAGAATTATTAAGAGTACCGAATTCTGATTTAGTATTCATTCGAATTAGAAATATTCCACCAAGACGTAATATGATTGCTTATTTTGCTACACCAACAATGCGTGGTGTTCACAAAGGTAATTATTTAATTCGTCATAAAGATGGATCTTTAGAACAATTGAGAGTTGATGCAGTTAAATACGAAGGAATAGCTCATATAATACAGTTCGATAACAAACCTGTTGAAGTGTGGGCTGGAACTCCTAAAAGGATTACTCAAAATGGTGAATGTGGATCGATTTTCGTTAGTGAAACTGGTTTTGGACCAGTTATTATGGGAATGCATTTCTGTTTGAACCAAGATGGTCGTGTAGGAATGCAAGCATTAAATCGAAATCTTATTCAGACTTATGTTGCAAAATTGGAAAGTAATGTTATAGAAATAGGAGAACCTATGTTAAGTTCAGTTTCTGTTCAGAGAGCTCTAGTAGATTTAGATCACAAAAGTACCGTACGATATACACCAGATGGTGTTGCAGCGGTTTATGGATCATTTTCTGGTTGGAAACCCCGCCTTAAGTCGTCTGTTACAAAAACACTTATTTGTGACGAGATGATAGAGCGTGGATATTCAATCAAGGAAGGTCCCCCTGAAATGAAGTCATGGGAACCATGGCGAATAAATTTGTTAGAAATGACAAAACCAGTGTGGATGATAGATAATGTCATTCTCACTCACTGTGTTGAATCTTTCTTTGCAGATATTATGCAACGAGTTCCGACTGAAGATCTGAAACAATTGCATGTTTTAGATGATTTTACCACAGTTAATGGAGCCCCAGGTGTTACATACATTGATAAAATGAATCGTAATACTAGTGCTGGTAACCCATGGAAGAGAGGAAAGAAACATTATCTTACCGATCTTTCACCTGTAGGAGATCATGCGAATCCTGTTAAAGTTGATTCAGAAATTATGGATCGTGTTTCGGAAATTATTGAAAAATATAAGAGAGGCGAACGTGCTATGCCCAATTTTTGTGGGCATTTAAAGGACGAAGCTACATCTCTAGAAAAAATTAAAATTAAGAAAACACGAGTTTTCTGCGGTGGACCATTTGATTGGAGCATCGTTAATAGAAAATATCTTCTCACTGTTGTGAGATTGATTCAAAACAATAAATATGCTTTTGAAGCAGCCCCAGGACTGATTACACAATCGGTAGAATGGACACAACTTTATGAGCATTTAACAAAATTTGGCACTAAGCGAATGGTTGCTGGAGATTACTCCAAATATGATAAGCGCATGCCACCAGCCCTAGTCTTGGCTGCATTTGATCTTATTAAGATGATTTGCAAAGAAGCGGGTTACACAGAAGAGGAATTACTAATCGTGCAAGGTATTGCAGAGGATACAGCTTTTCCTCTTACCGAATTCAACGGTGATTTAATTGAATTCTATGGTACAAATCCTTCAGGACATCCCCTAACTGTTATTATTAATAGTCTGGCGAATAGTCTTTATTTACGATATTGTTACACCATTTTGAATCCAGAACATCACTGTAGAGATTTTCAAAGCAATGTCGCTGCCATTACATATGGTGATGATAATGCAATGGGAGTCTCTGAACATGCACCATGGTTTAATCACACTGCTATTCAAGATACTCTTAAAAATATTGATGTGAAATATACTATGGCTGATAAGGAAGCTGAATCAGTGCCTTATATCTCAATCGACAAAGTGTCCTTTCTTAAAAGAACATGGAGATTTGATGAAGAAGTTGGTGCCTTTTTGGCACCGTTAGAGCATGATTCTATAAATAAAATGCTCACTATGTGTGTAGCAAGTGGTGAGATCACTCTTGAAGAGCATGCCATCGAAGTAATCGGTGCAGCGAATCAAGAATATTGGTTTTACGGCAAAGAAACATACGAAGAGAGACAGGAGATGTTTAAAGATGTAATTGAAACATTAGGTTTACAACCATATGTTAGAAGTAACACATTTCCAACGTGGTTGGAATTAAAAACACGATTTGAACAGTCTTCTGAAGCTATTCTGGCGCGGCAACGGCGTCATCGTGAAGTCTCTTTAGACTTCTAAACCAAACAGTCTGCATTTAGATAGTTTACTGCATATTGTATAATTAATATCTCATACAAGTGAGAATGGATTTAAATGTAAAAAGCCTACATGGGTGCTCCCCGAAATCTCTTTTTAGAGAAGTGCAAGTTGGC